ATATAGGCCCGCATTTTTTACCGGTGATGAAACATCAAGTCAAGGTAGTGAATCATACTCTAGTAAAGTAGGTGTTGCAAATGCTTTATCTGGTAAAGTTAATTATACAGCAGCATGGGAATCAAGATTAAAAACTGATGCTAACCCTTTTTACAAACTAGACGATCTGCAAAAACTAGCTGTAGTTAAAGCAGAGGCAGAACTGCAACGATTAGTTGAAGAAGAAAAAAGACAGAATGTAGATATCAGTGTTGATGAAGCTATTGCTAGGCACTACGACAAAGTGCTAAATAAGTTAGTTGCTGGTGATTTTGATATAAGCTATGACTCACTTAGACCTACAACAAAAGCAGATGTAGAAAATGATATAAACGCATTTAAGACTAATAAAAGTGAGTGGATAGGAAATGCGACAACTAACTCAGTTTTTGAAAAGCGTGCCTTACTAAAATATGTAGAGCATGTAGATAGTGGCTTTAAAACAGAGTTTCCAGCGTACTTAGAAATAATAGCTAATGCTAACGGTATGAGAGGCAGAGAGTATGCAATACAAAGACTACGAGCTTTGGGTTTACTAAGTGCAAATAATAAACTTGCAGAAAACCCAGAGGATACATTAGAACTTTCAAAAGAAGATAAAGACTTTTTATTTTATAACTTTAACGCAACTAAAACTCTATCACTTCTTAATACAGCAGACGACAATAGGTCTAACGAAAGGGCTATGCTTACTGCGTTAAAAACTGGTAATGGTGTAAACTACTATGAAGGTAAAGGTCTAGGTCAAAAACTCAAAGAAATTGTATTTACAGAGCCTGAGAGTGTTTTAAGTGTAGAACAAGTTTACAATTTAGCTAAGAAAGGTGCTACTAACTTTGGTCTTTATGGTTTTTCATCAGAAGAACTAATAGCTGCTGTAGACAGTGGTGCTATCAGTTTAGATGCTGATTTTAATGAAGATACTCAAAGTCTTATGGCTGTTGAATTAGTTAGAGTACAGGCTAATAAAAGTAATAGTATTATGGGTGCTGTAACTGAAGCAGACTCAGATTGGAGAAGATTGTCGAATCTAAAAGAAGTTGAAAAAGCTGCTATACTTCGATTCTTTCCAACTCTTAGAGGCATGCCTAACAACCAGTTTCATAATTTACAACAGGATATAGCTTTAGTATTCTTAAATGAGTTAGAGCAGACTAATCAGAAGTTGGGTCTAGATCAGTTTATACTTAATAATCCAGAGTTTGATTTTCTCAACGACGAAGGTAGGAAATCTATACGACGAGGTAACTATGCTCCTCTTACAGATTTTATAGGTGGTACTACAGATCTCGATACATCTAAACAGTTAAAACTTAGGCAGTTCTTCCAGAAAAGAATTAATGAGGGAGAATTTGTACCAAAAGTAATAAGAAGGTCGTTAAAGAATAGTCGAGCAAACTTCGATAATGAAAAGTTTGATTACTTTAAAAATTTTGAAGAGGCAAACAAAGAAACTAAAAAAGAGTAAATGGAACCAGATTATAACATAGATCAGAATTTGGTAGATAATGTTGCAAACAAAATGCAGCAGGCATCTGATGAATATAGAGACCAAATTATCGCAGAAGAACTTGCGAAATCAAATGAAATAAAACAAGAAGAGCAGGCTCTTGCCGAGCAAAAAGATCCCCGTAATGCTGATACATGGGGTCTTAAAGGTCTTGCAAAAGAAGCCCAATCCATTTTATCTGGAGGTTTACAGGATACTGCATCTTCTATTGCAACATTTCCAGAACGCACATTTGATGCGTTTTCTGGAGAAATGCAGAAACAAAACCAAGAAACAGGCGGCTATAGACCTGACTGGTCGCCTTTTGGAGGTTATGATAATCCAATAGAAACAAAAACATGGTGGGGCAGACAACTAAGAGGTCTAGTACACTTTGGATCTCTTTCTGTTGGTGCACTGCTAGCTGCTAAAGGTATAGCTGCAACAGGAGTTGTGACTATACCAGCTGGTTTACTTGCTCTTACTAAGGCAAACTTTGTTAGAGGTGCTGCGTTAGGAGCTGTGTCTGATCTTGTATCTAAAGAGTCAGATGGCCAAAACGCTATGGGTGCATTGCGTGACAGATATGGCTGGTTTGATACACCACTAGCTACAAAAGATACAGACCATCCTGTTATGATGAAAATAAAAAACATCGTAGAAGGTATGGGTATAGGACTGTTTTTTGACGGTTTAGCGTACACACTTAAACAAGGCGGTGATGCAGCTATAACACAGATAAGAGCTAGAAACAAAAGTCTAAAAGATCAAACAGTTGCAAATGGTTTAGCACAACTAAGACGTGGTGAAGAACAGTTTAGAGCAGATAAAAATGCACCTATATCTCAACCACACCAAGGGGCACACATAACAGAAGTAGAACCACAAAAAGCTCGTGAACAGTTATCACGTACACGTAACGAATGGGGTGCAGAAGAGGGATCTGCTGGTTCTGTAACAACACCACTAGAACGAGAGCGTATTGCACAAGAAGGTGGTACAGACGTAGCTCAGGTAGAACGTATTTATAAAGGACTTATTAGTAGTGAAAAGTTTGCTAAAGAACTAGAAGCTGCAAAAGGTGACAGAGTAAAGCTTGCAGAAACTTATAGGGAGTCTGTAGAAGCACATCAACGTATTACACAAGGTAGAAACGCTGCCGATATGTCAGCAAAAGAATACCTAAAAGAATTATTTGAAGCACAACCTGATGTTATTGATGGTGTCGAAGTATGGACATCCAAAAATGTAGTTATAGCTGACTTAATATCTGGTACGCTACTTAGACAGTTACGTGATTTAGGTGTAGCTGGTCGTGAAATAGCTGACCTAGTTGATATTACAGATGTAGATGGCCCGGCTAAACAAATAGTAGACACCATGCTAACTGCTTTGTACCAAACTAAAAAGGCTAGATTTATAAAATCTGACTCTTTTAGAGCATTATCAGCTACAGGTAAGAAAGCAAAACAAGCTGTTGATGACGCATTGACAGAAGAGATGGCAAATACTAGAGAATCTATTATGAGTATTCTAAAGATTGCCAAAGAAGACGATAACGATGATCTACTAAACGCATTGTTTGAAGCGTTTTCTATGATGAAAGATATGAATAATTTAGATGACTTTGATAGATGGGCACGTACTGTTATTCTAGGAGGTCAATTAGAACCTAACGGTGTAAAACGTACTGGTGCTATGATACGTGAGTTAGAAGGTGTGATGACACATGGTATACTATCTGGCCCTAAAACACCAGCTAGAGCTATCATGGGTACATCTACTGCAACATTCTTAAGACCACTTGCTACAGCTATCGGTGCTACACTAAAAGTACCTTTTACTGGAGACACAGCTACATTACGAAGTAGTCTGTCAGCAGTAAACGCTATGATAGAGTCTGTGCCAGAGTCTTTTGAGTTATTCAGAACTAAATTAAATTCATACTGGAAAGGTGATATACGCAGTATAAAAACACGTTACTCAGAATATACAGCTGCTGACGATAACTGGGAAATACTTAGACGTTGGGCAGAAGATAGTGGTAGAGCAACAGAGGGAGACATAGCTGCATTTAGAATTGCGAACATGGCACGTAATATGAATAACACTAACCTGTTGACATATTCTACCAAGCTTATGGCCGCTACTGACGATGCGTTTGCATACATACTTGGTCGTGCAAAGATGCGTGAAAAAGCTATGCGTCGAGTGTTAGATATGCAGAAAAACGGTATTGAGTTGCCAGAAATTACACCTGAGCTGCTAAAAGCTTATGAAGACGATTTCTACTCTCAAGTGTTTGATAATCAAGGTAACATTATTGATGAAGCTACAAAGTTTGCACGTCAGGAAGTTACACTTACACAACCTCTAACAGGTTTTGCAAAAGGTCTAAACGATGTATTCTCAGCTACACCACTAGCTAAACCATTCTTTTTATTTGCTAGAACTGGTGTAAACGGTCTTGCATTGACAGGTAAGTATACACCCGGTTTTAACTTCTTAGTCAAAGAGTTTAATGACATTGCATTTGCTAACCCTAACGATCTAAGTAGTGTATCTAAATACGGTATCTTTACTGTTGAAGAACTAGCCAATGCTAGAGC